TCATCAACGCCGTGGATCTCGGCCCAATGCTGCGCAGCGACGTGAGTGAGGAACGGCCCGACGTGCCAGGGGCCAAGGTCCAAGATGTAGGTCATTTCAGGTTGGGGTTGCGTTCGGCAGCGGTAAGGCTGGGGTGGTCGTCGTCGTCGTCATCCTCGGGCAGATCCTCGGGGATGTCGTCATATTCGGGATCGAGTTTGGGGTGGCTCATGCGGCGAAGGTCTCAACCTGCTGGCGGTTATACCAGCGGTCACCGTTGCCGGCGCGCTCCACAATTAACAGCGAGCCCCAGAACTCGATCATCTCGTTAAGGGTCAGGCCGGCGTTGTCGAGGATCTGAATGGCGGCGGCGGCGTGGATGAGCATCGGTCCGATGCGGTTGATGAGATAACTATACACCGCAGACAGCGCACTATGCCGGACAAGAGTGGCCCGTTCACAATCCGTCACACCCAAGGCGATCCGGTCGCATCCGTTACCGTTGGCCAAGCGGCGGTCATCCCATGCGGGCTCACATCGTCGAGATCACCGCCAAGGTCGTTGTCCGCTCAGACACCGACCCGGATCAGCTGCCCGCTGACATTTATAGCCAAATCTCTGAGTTTATCCGTAACGAGACCGACATCCTCGACCTTTCCGTCGAGCTGTTCACACTCCCAGAGGATCTCAGTGGAACAGCATCACATTGACGAGACCCGGCTGGTCACCCGACGATCAGCCCGCGATCAGATCCACCTGGCCTGGAACTATCGCTGCGCCTATTGCGACGATCCTCTCGGCCGCAGCCCAACACTCGACCATGTGGTGCCAAAGGTCCATGGCGGGCTCACGGTCCGCGAGAATCTGATCTCCTGTTGCTTGATGTGCAACAGCCAGAAGGGGCACAAGGACTGGATCGACTGGTATCGCGCCCAGCACTTCTGGTCCGCTATTCGCGAATGGGCTATCGCTCAGTGGTTGGCTGGCGAGATCTAACGCGCCAGCAGATGGTCCAGATACAGCTCGGCCTGCCATAGGTCGCTCGAGTAGCGGCACATCCCACCAGCGCAACTGCGGTAATACAGCTCGCCGCCATCGGCTGGCTCAAGGGTCTCAATCCATCCGCCATCGCGATCCAAGCGGCTCACCAGCACCGGGTCGCTCATGGCCGATCATGCACGAATAGCTCACATCGTGCCGCAAACCGGCCACCGCTCTGACGCGCCTCTGGAAACTCAAGGTTGCAACGTTTGCGCGTCGCCTCCCATTGCACACAGTCCCAGCACATCCGCGGCGCCTCAGCTGGGCGGATCCTGGTCAATGCTGCCGAATAGATCGATTGAGCGCGAAGCAGCGCATCCTGGAGCTGTATGGCGCCCGTGTCGGCTTCCAGCTGGTGCTCAGCCTTTGGGCCAAGGTTGACCCGACAGTGCCAGGTACGGTCGGCACGATCGCAGAACAGAAGCAGCCGGCCACCGTACAAGCTGATCATTCAAGTTCACCGTGACTCGGCGCGTGATACAACCGCTCCAGCAACATGCTGGTGGGCTCAAGCGAATCCAGCATCTCATCTGCCGGATCAACTACCACAAACATCGCCGGCGATCCCATCTCTTTGACGACCACCAAGCTGGTGCGTGGGCTACGAGCCAGCACCCATAGAGCCAACCGCTCCAGCAGATTCAGATCAAGCAGTTCGGTCATGGCTCCAGTTTGCCAAGCAGTCGGTCCACATACCACCGGGCCTTGGCAAGCGATTCTCGGCCGCCTTTGGCATGGTGGTTCATGCGCCAGATGTATTTCATGGCGTTGCCCTTGCAGTACCCCCGGAACTCCTCTGGCGTCAGCGCTGCCTCGATCGCGTCAATGCACTCAATTCCGCCCTGCCGGTAGTGCTCCGGATTGACTGGATCAGCCATGGCTGGCCACCTCCAGCTCAGAAGCAAGCACGGCCGCAGAGCGCAGCATCGTGCTCAGCTTGATCGGTTGCATGTTGCGGCCGGTGGCATAGCGAACGGCCCATCGCAGACCCATCGAGATGTTGCCATCGCCAAGGCGCCTGGCGGCCTCGATTTCCTCGCGGCTCATGCGCACGTTGACCGTGAAGTTGCGCCCCTTGCCATTGGGTCGGCGGTCGTTGGCGTTGGCCATCATGCCCACCGATCACCAAGCAGCTGCCGGCGGCAGACGGCGATGCACTGCTGCGCGTGCTTCTCAGCCAAGATGCTCTCGGTATCGCCGATCGCGGTAACGCAGGCGGCGTGCAGCTCGGCGTAGCTGGTGTCTCGGAAGTTAGCCGCCACATCAAGGCAAAACTCCTCCCACAGCCCCGTGTAGGTGTTGCAGGTGCGGCCGCTGGCAGCATAGAGCGCGTCCATCATGTCGGCGCGTTGCTGATCCTGTTGGACTCGGTTCATCGGTGGTCCCGTAATGCTTGGCGGATGTTGAGCAGTTCTTCCCGGCGTGCCGAGATGTGCGGATGGCTGTCCAGCTGGTGAAGCTGTTCGAGCCGGATGTCGATTAGTCGGCAAAGCCGCAACCGTTCATCCTGTTGCCCAGCATTGAACATGCTGGAATCAGTGATGAGCGCCTCCAGTTTGGCGCGGATATGGTCACTCACTGGGTCACCTCCACCTCAGCACCTGGCCACCTGGCCTGGGCGTAGCGGATTGCGTGGCGCGTGCTCTCGGCTTGGGTGATCCAGGTCATCGGCTGAGAACCTGGCTTGAAAACCAAAAGCCGATATTCGCGGGTACGGCTGCCGTATCGAGGCCGGCTGACGCCTTCCCCGTGCCTGCTTTCCGGCAGTTCTTCAACCCATTGGAAGGGCAGCATTGCTCCTATTGGTTCAGGCATGGATGTTCGGATCAGTAACGGTTTCGGGGTTGAGCCATTCGAGTTCATTCCACCAAGGCAGCCAGCTCTCGGCAGCGATCGCCTTGGCTTCGGTAAAGCTATGCGCCGTGATCGATTCGATCACATTGGCAGCTTTGATCTGGAAATAGAAGCGGCGGGGGGTGGTCATGGCTTCACCTCCAGATGAGCGGCAGGGTGTTGAACTGCTTGCTGCTTGGCGGTGTCATAGCCGGCGGCATAGACGCAAGCCAGCAGCACCAAGACAGCGATGCGGTTGATGATGGGGTTGTTGATCATGGGTGAGATGCGATGGCCTCGTCGGCCGTGACCGAATCATACACCGTAGGCGGCGCATTCCGCCACCGGGTCAGTCACAATCCGTAACGCGGTGCCGGGCGTCTGCCTGTCTCGACTTCCGCTCGTTTGCTTCCCGGAGCAGCGCCACCTGATCCTTCGCCTCCTCATGGCTCAGGCCAATCCGCGTGTGCCCTGCTTGCACCTCCACCGGAACCCGCAGCACCGGCTTCCCATTTGACGCAAACCAGCCAATCGCATAGCTCGGGACCGGCACCTCCACCGTGAACCACACATTTCCGCACGCCTCACACACGCGCTTGCGCACCGTTTGATCGGCTAGCTGGCTATTCGTAGATGGCGCACGGTTGCGGTCGTGGCTGCACTTCGGGCATTGCATCGGCATCATGGGAGCAATCTGCTCCTGGCAAGTGGAACAATTCGGACAGTGGATGATCCCAAAGGTGGCGACCGAAGACCAGCTCAAGATCGAGATAATGGCCCGGCGCCTTGAGATCACCGAAAACGTCGGACCGCTTGCGGCATCGCTCTACCGGGCCTGGAACCTACAACAGGCATTGCTCCAGCAGGCGACCAATGAGATCGCCCGCCTTGAGCTGCTGCTGATGAAGCCCTAAAACAAATCAGCCTCAGTGATCTCAACCACAGCGCCACCCGTGGCCTTGGCCAGGCTGTCAGCCGCACCAGCGGCGACCATCTTCTCCTCAATCGCCTTCATCGTCTTGTAGTCAGGCTCGAAGGCAAGGCTGAGGTAGTTCTGGCCGCTGGCCGCTTGCTTGGTCCATCCGCTGATCTTGACCGGAATCTCACCGCGATCGTTCGGGTTGGCGTTCATCACATAGGACGCAAACTCCATCCGGTCCTCTTCCTTGATGCTGAACACGCCATCAAACGCCGGATAGTTGCGGCTGGGGTCGTAGCGATCCTTGAAGCGCTCCTGCAGCTTCTCAGGCGTATTCTTGAACAGTGCGCCGTTGGCTTTGAAAGTCATTGGTTGTCAGGTGTGATGGTGTTGGCCTTTTCGTATTGCTCCACCTCGGCCAGGGGATAGAGCACGCGACCGTTGATCTTGGTAAAGGCAGGCCCAGTGTTACTGGAGCGCCACCTGATCAACGTCTGGCGGTGGAGGTGCCACCGCTCAGCCAGTTGCAGGTCAGTCAAAAACTCAGAACAGGTCATCGGCGATCACCTCCGCAGGTTGTGCAATCGTTGCATTGAGCTGCTCCAGGCTGGTCTTGGGTGGTTCAGACTTGACCGTCACCGGCTCGATATCAACCACCTCTTCCTGGCTCTGAATGCCCACCAGCAGTTCGGGGATGTAGAGACGGCCCCAGAAGGCCGCGGCCCTGTATCTGATCATCAAATCCGGGAGGGTTAGCCACTTGCTGCCCGACTTGGTGGACCATCCTTCTTTTTTGGCCATTGCCATGGTGACGGTCGGGCCGCGGAGGTCATTGCCACTGGCCAACTCAGTTGCCACGCAGGTACAAGCCAACGTCTCACCCTGGCCGGTCACCTCGTACCTCAACGGGCTGAACCGTCCGCAGCCGTTGATCAAGCCAATGATGAATTGGCTGCTCCAGCTGGGGCGGCCATGGATGATATGCAAGTTCTGCATCACCTGGAACGGGCTCATCCGCATTCGGTTCGCGATCTCCAAGGCGACCAGGCAGTTGGCAAATCCCTGCTGCCCTTGGAACTGCGGCGGGATCAACGTGCTGCTGGCCAGGGCCTTGGCAATCCGCTGGGCGTCCTCGAACTGCTGAATCCCCGAAAAGACGGAGCCAGTCGGCTGGGTGGTGGTTAGTGCTGTGGAGTCGGTCATCAGTAGGTCTCAATCTCAGGTAGTTGTTCCATTGATCCATCTGGCCGCGGCATCATCCAGCCGGGCAGGCTGATCGGTTCGATCTGGTCGCTGTAACCGGGCCACGCGCCAGCCTGCTTGCAGGTGGCGAGCACATCCAGGTCGCGTGCGGCAGTTTCGGCGCCAATGGTCACAATCACTGGCGCCGCAGCATAGACAGCAACGGCATAGGGTGGCTTCTTCTCCACGCAGACGAACAGGAATTGCTCAGGTCGCGTGCCAGTTGCAGCCTGCACCCCGTCCAAATACCAGCTGGCTTGGACGTGATACCTGAATGCTCCGATTGACTTGCGGAACCCTGCCGGGCTGGCGTCTTCGGTAGTCTTCAAGTCAACAATCAACCGGCCGTCATTGGTCAACCAGTCCGGTCGGCATTTACAGGCCAGGCCCGTGGCTTCATCGGTCCACATGTGGGTGGTCTCGGCTTTGCCCTCCCAATGCAGCAATGCGGCAGCAGCAGGGTGCGCCCACACCGCCTCAGCCATGCGGCTGATCTGTGCGCGATCATCAGCCGCAATCAGCTCACGATCGCCAGCCTCAGCCTCAAACTCGGCCCAGGCTTCCTTGCCGGCCTTGGTGCGGCGATCAACCTGCGGTGCGGTGATGTAACGCTCCTCGAATTGATCTTGTTCAAGCACCAGCGTATGCAGCGCGGTTCCGATCCGCATGGCTGGTGTCGGGTCAGGCAGCTCACGCTTCGGGTCGATGTAGCACGCCCAGTAATGCAAGGGACTGCGGGCCACCAAATCGAGGTGGCTTTTGCTCACGGCTGGGTGGGCGTGATATGCGGCGTTGTCCATGGCGTAGCGCAACAGGCCACATCGTATAGCATCGGCGCATACGCGGCAACTCATTGAACCTTCGCCCATACCAACAGCAGGCCATCAATGATCTGCGGGCTGCATTCCGCAATGGCGCTCAGGCCCCACTGCTGGTGGCGCCAACCGGAGCTGGCAAGACCGTGATCTTCTCAGCTATCGCCGCAGCAACCGCAGCCAAAGGCCGCAGCGGTCTGGTGCTGGTCCATCGCCGTGAGTTGATCACCCAAGCCAGCCGCAAACTCACTGATGCAGGCGTGACCCATGGCATCATCGCCGCCGGGATAAATGGTGCAAACGCATCAATTCAGGTCGCATCGGTGCAAACGCTCATCCGGCGGCTGCACACGGTCACCGAGCCGCCCGACCTGATCATCATCGATGAGGCCCACCACGCCGCAGCGGGCAGCTGGCAGGCCATCATCAATCACTGGCCTGATGTCCCACTGATCGGCGTGACTGCCACGCCATGCAGACTTGACGGCAAAGGTCTCGGCAACGTCTTCGACACATTGATCGAGGGTCCATCGGTGCAGATGCTCACATCAGCCGGCTACCTGTCACCTGCCCGCATCTATGCACCACCCATGGTTGCCGATCTGTCAGGCATCAAACGACGCGCCGGTGATTACGCCATCGACCAAGCCGCGGATGCCATGACCCGACCAACGGTGACTGGTGATGCGATCAAGCACTACCAAACACTGGCCGGCGATCAACAGGCGATCGCGTTCTGCTGCAACGTGAACCATGCCGTCTCGGTGCGGGACTCATTTGCAACAGCTGGTATCAGCTCTGAACTGTTGCTGGGCAATACTTCAGACCGCGATGCCGTGGTCAACCGATTCGCCACTGGTGAGACCCGCATCCTGGTCACCGTTGACGTGGTGAGTGAGGGCTTCGACATTCCAGCAGCGGGCTGCGCAATCCTGCTCAGACCTACTCAATCCTTGGGGCTATATCTGCAACAGGTCGGCCGGGTGCTCAGGCCAGCGCCAGGCAAAGTCCACGCCATCATCCTCGACCACGTTGGTAACGTCACCCGCCATGGCTGGCCGGATGATGTACGGCCATGGTCGCTTGAGCATGGGGCACCGCGCGCATCAGGCCAGTCAGCACCATCGGTTCGGACATGCCCCGAATGCTTCGCAGCGTTCAAGCCTGCACCGATTTGCCCATGCTGTGGGGCTCACTGTGCGGCACCACCGCGGGAACTGAAGCAGGTGGAAGGTGAACTGGTGGAGTTGATCAAAGATTTGAATGGTCAAAGACTGCGACGTGGCTGTCGAGTTCGCCTTGAGGCATATCCAGGCAAATACTTTTTTTTCAAGGGACCCGCAGAAGGCAATCCGCACTTGCTTCAAGTGTGCAAAAAACGCAAACATTGTCATTCCAAGGTACTAAACCAAGAACAGATATTTGCCTTTCAAGCATTACACAATGATCCGCTAATTGTTTTTAATGTTTTTAAGGAGATGGTTGAACGCTCAAGTGGCGAGCTTTTAGGTCAAGGCAAAGCTCGCACCCTTGCGGAGCTGCTTGCTGTAGCCAAAGAGCGCGGCTACTCCCCGGGCTGGGCTCACCGGGTCCACAATGCCAGACAGCAACGCGCATGATTCAGTGGCCAACGCCGAGACAACCCTCCAACAGCAGATCCGCTTGGCGCTCGGCACACATCCTGAGGCCCGCATCTTCCGCAATCAAGTAGGCAGCCTGCCTGATCCACGCAGCGGCCGGCTCGTTACTTTTGGTCTCGCGCGCGGCAGTGCAGACCTAATCGGCTGGCGCACCATCACTGTCACCCCTGAGATGGTCGGCACCAGGCTCGCCGTGTTCACCAGCATCGAAGTCAAGACACCCACAGGCCGCATCAGGCCAGACCAGCAGGCATGGCTTGCAACGGTCCAGGGCGCAGGTGGCATCGCTGGCATCGCGCGATCTGTTACAGATGCGCAGCAACTGCTCTCCAACCTGCCAACCTATCCCGTAAACTCTGACAGCCCACTAGGTCCTATGGATGACCACCAACCCACTGATCGCAGAACTCCAGAGCCTTCCTGATGCCTGGGCGCTCGTCGCAGTCGGCAATGACAAACGTCCATATCAGCCCGAATGGCAGAAGAATCCCCTCACCAAAGATCAGCTCAAGGTCGAGATTCTCGCCGGTCGTGCCGTAGCAATCGGCGTCATCGCAGGTCCACAATCCGGTGGCCTTCTGTTCGTTGACCACGATGGCCTCGGAGCCTCCGAAGTGCTCGAGCAGATCGGCGCACCGCTTCGCGAGCTGCCCAAATCGTGGGCTGTCACCTCCGGTCGTGATGCCCGCCTTCAGATCATCTACCAGGTCCCCGAGCCCTTCTGGCCAACAATCAAAACCACCAAGCTCCGCAGCTCAATCAAAGGCGAGCAACTTGAACTGCGCTGGGCTGGCTGTCAGTCGATCGTCGCAGGAGCTCACCCCATCACTGGCGCCTACCGTTGGTTAAAGGGCCGCTCACCTGCTGAGTTGCCAGCAGCTGACGCACCCTCGACGCTGCTCCAGCAGATGCAGCGCAAGCAACCCGAACCTGCTCCATTGATTCGCCTACCTGAAACCGACAGCAGCCGCGCGCGTGACTTTCTCGAACGCATCCCAGCAGCTGATGCCGATGATTACGACACCTGGGTCAAAGTCGGCATGGCGCTACACAGCGCTGGTGATGACTCCCTACTCCAAGACTGGATTCGATGGTCGGCCATCTCAGGCAAGTTTGAGCCAGGCATCTGCGAAGCCAAATGGAAGACCTTCAATGCTTCATCTGGTGGCGTCAGTCTTGGCACACTCGCACACTTGGCCGGTCATGAGAAAAGCCGCCCGGTCATCACATCCGAGCGGCGACAGCTTTCTGCCCATGCACAAGCAAAGGACACCCTTGCACCCCGATCAGAAAAACTCCTAAAGCTTGAACCCGACGAGCTTCTCACCCTTCTGAGGCAACAGCTTGCCGACCGCCTTCGCTGGAACATCTTCACCCAGACAATCGAGCTAGACCAGAAACCCATCGAGCACATCCAGCACTTTTACCTGCAGCTAGCCCAGCAGGGCGTCAAGGTCACCAAAGACCTTGCAGCTGATGCCGTACACGTCGTCGCACTTGAGAACCCACATGACCCAGTGCGGGAATATCTCGAGCACGTTGCAGACAACGTGCCACCCGTGCCCATCGACACCCTGGCCACCGCATACCTGCGGCCCACCGATAAGCCCGGCAGCCTCTACGACGCCATGCTCAAGGCAACACTCATCGCAGCAGTGCGGAGGATCTTTGAGCCTGGCTGTAAGCACGACTCGGCCTGTGTCCTCATGGGGCCACAAGGCTGCGGTAAGTCCACCTTTTGGCGCAACCTCGGCGGCCTGTGGTTCAGCGATGCCCTGCGCGACATCGGCAGCAAAGACGACCTCATGGTGCTCCACCGCTCTTGGCTGATGGAGTGGGCAGAACTCGACCACATCACAGGCCGCAAGCACGCCGGTCAGGTGAAGGCATTCCTCACTCAGCAGACCGACCTGTTCCGTGCCCCCTACCAGCGCACTACTGAGTCCTACCCAAGGCGGTCAATCATCGTCGGTAGCACCAACCGCGACACGGGCTTCTTAGTCGATGACACCGGCAACCGTCGGTTCTGGGTCATCCCTGTGACTGCTGCCCCGCACATTCCAGTCGATGGGCTACTGCTCGAGCGGGATGCCATCTGGTCCGCAGCGGTTGCCGCATACCGGGCTGGTGAACCTAATCATCTCACCCGCAACCATGCCGAACAGGTGGACGCCGAGAATGAGTCCTACCTAGTGGACAGCCCTTGGAAGTCGGCGATCCAGGAGTGGGTCAATGCCCCACGAAATGCTGGCCGACCCATCACCAGCGAGCTGCTTCTAACCGAGGCGATCAGCAAGCCGGTCGAGCGCCAGGGGCGTGCGGACCAGATGCAGGTGGCCTCAA